TTTTGGGGGCAAAAACAACGATTTGTAAACAGGGGCGATTTTACAAATGTAAATCTACTGACCCCCGAAAAAGGCCTGTTTTGGAGGGTAGATGTACACTGTACCCTGTTTTGCCTAGGGTTAAGTGCTTGATATTAAAGGAGATAGTGACAGGGCAGGGTAGGGTATATCAACTCTATTAAGTGTAGTTTTATATTTACAAGTAGATATATTTGTAAGGTATAAATAGGGGTATATAGGAAACACCTACCCTACCCTCTACTGTACCCTGTTGCTTGGATTGAAAATCATGGATAAGAAGCGAGTGAAGAACGCCAAGAAGATGATCGACAGCGGTAAGTCGATGGGCGAAGTGGCGCATGATTCGCACGTCCATGTGAGTACGTTGAGGCGATGGTTGCGTAACTACGAAAGGTATGGCGACTCGCTGTGGACTGGTTCACCGAAGGAAGTAGATCGTGAGTGATGAGAAGAGAGGACCGGGCCGACCCCGGAAGAAGCTGAAGCCGCTGGTCAACACGCCAGCGCAGTTCGAGGCAGACCCAGAGCTTGGCTTGACTGAGATGCAAGCGGCGTTCGTGTGGTTCTACACGGAGGGCTCGTGTGGGCAAACGGAAGCGGCTCGACGCTCCGGGTTCTCATTCCCTGCGGCGAGTGCCACTAAGATGATGGATGGCAAGACGCATCCCCACGTCACGAAAGCGATCAGGTTGAAGCAGGAGGAGCTGAGAGAGAAGTTCGCCATCACGCCTGAGAAGACTGGGTCGATGCTGTGGAACATCGCTGAGACAGCGTTCGACAGTGGGCATTACAACGCCGCTGTGAGTGCTGTGAAGGAGCTTAACCAGCTCGGTGGCCTAACGGTTCAGCGCACTCAGAACCTCAACATCAACGCCAACATCGACAGCATGAGCAAGGACGATATCAAGTCTAGGCTCAACGAATTATTGGGCACGGAAAATAATTTCTCAGACAAAGATCACTGACAGTCGATACCATGCAGATCGATGTGTAAAACCGCAAAGAGAGGCTCTCTCTTTGCTGGTCCCCCAGAATCCCCGAAAAACCCCTAAATCGCCCCCTTTTTGCCCTTCCGACCTGTTTTTGGGCCTATTTTGTGACCCCTGCGCCGCATTTGTGTGTTCACGGGGGTCACTCTACGCCTAAAACGGCCTGTATTGGCCTGTACGGGACGCAACGGGATGGGTCAATGGGTCTCTATGGGGTCGGAAAACGGCCTTCAGATCGCGTTAGGGGGGACCCCCGCACCCCCCTGAATAGCAACGCGCGCCATGGCCATGGCTATAGCTGAGTTTGGTACATTCAAAACTTAATTTTATTTGATGGATAAAAGGGACCCCTCACCCCCAGCGCTATGATTGGAGGGGTAGCGCTCTGGTTGTGGGGGTGGGGGTCGATTCTGCAAAAGACCAAGGGACCCCTATGGCCTAGAATTTTTTCCCAGATAGGATACTATCGCGAAATGGCTGATTCACGTAACAAGGGTGCCGCATTTGAGCGGGATATCGTAAAACGACTCAATATTTTCTTTGAGGCGCAAGGCATCGATGTCCGTTGCAAGCGTAACCTTGATCAATATCAAGCGAAAAACCTATGTGACATCACTATTCCCGGCTATGCGATCGAGTGCAAGGCTTACAAGGATGGTTGGTGGTATCAAAAAGCGTGGTGGGAGCAGGTTTGCACGGCCGCCGGGGACGACATTCCCGTCTTGGTTTGGAAGTTCAACAACAAACCTATCCGCGTCACCCTACCGATGGGCGCATTTAACCCAGATTACGCTGATTTAACGGGTTGCGCAGTGATTCCTTTCGACGACTGGCTTGATATACTCGCCAAGGACTGGATTCCTAACCAAAAGGCCGCGTAATCATGCCTCGCATAACCAAAGCCATCATCAAAGCGTCGTTAAACCCCGAAAGGTTGTACTCCAAGGCCGAAGATGTCGCTTTGAAGATGAAGCAACTGAAAAATATCGGCTCTGACGCGCGCAGGCACTTCATTAAGCAGGGTGTGACCAAGGAAGAGCTGGAAGAGCTTGGTTTAGCGGACCTTTTTGACCAGCGACGGGTGACTCAGGCCGAAATTCTTGAGCGTATCGACGAAAACCGCATCGAATTCGAGGAAGAAATCGCTATTGGCGGCCGAGAGTCTGACGTTGACTTCGATATTCAGCAAATGGAGATGGAAGAATACTTTGGCGGACCCAGTGGCGTCGAAGCGGAGATGGATTACGACCTTGAAGAGAACATCAAGGACTATTACTACACTGAATTTGTAGATCAGGCCGATGACACCCTTAATGAGCGAGAGCTTAACCTTAAAAAGTGGTCACAGGGCGAGATTGATCTCGATGACTTGCCGACTACGCTCATAAACGAGCTTCGTGAGAACGCTTACGAAAACGTCTCGACGGTGTACTACGATAATCCCGCGACGGTTGTTCAGCTTTACGTTGATAACAATCCCGTTGAAGGTTATCGACTGGTCCAAAGCCCGTATGACGACAGTTTCACCCCTCCTAATGACGCTCTGCCATCATTGAGACGTGAGTTTGGTGTTGACTCCAACAATACAACTTACGGTAGGCAAGACGCTGATTATTCAGTAAGAAGCGTCAACGAAGCCCAAGTCCGCCTGTCGCAACACGCTTTGGAACAGGATGAAATGCAACTCGCAGGCGATACGCGCTGGTCTGAATACACCGTCGATGGTGGCGAAAATTATCGCGAGATCCGCTATCGGTTAGCGGGACCCGAAAAGTTCAGGGAGGGTACGCACTTCCCTGACGACGTGAACAACGTATTCCATGCCCGAGTGACCGACCGCGTGGATACGGACGGCAACAACGTTCTGTTTGTTGAGGAGTTGCAGAGCGACTGGGCCCAGCAGGGACGTCGTGAAGGGTTTATGGACCCAGAAACACTCGCAAAGGGCGAGGATCAGATTCGCGGCATCCTTGAGGTCAACGAAATACCTCAGACACTTGCGAAGTTTCGTGACAACTATCGTTCAGCCGAGGTGCCTCAACTGCTTGAAGATCTTCATGAGGCTTCGTCACCCAAGATACCTTATCGCGAGAAGATGGGTCTGCTGTCTAAGTTCGATCGCCGATATCGGCAGGTCGTTCAAGCAGGTCAGCAACGTCGTTTTATAGAGGAAATTGAAGGAAGGCTGACTGACAAGGATGAATATGACATCGCATCTTTTGAAATACAGCAGGCCAATGAGCGTGTTGGCACTCCCGGCCTAGAGGGGAGATACAGGATGCCTGACCCCAACCTTCAAAAGGGTCGAGCCGAAATAGACGTTTTGGTGGATAAGCACCTCAAGAGCCAGTACAACCGCGTTCTCAACGGAGACGCACCGACACAAGCGGTTCAAAGAATTGCGTTCGAAATGGACTCAAACGCTCGCAGTCCCGGAGAAGGTCTGCGCTCGCTAATGAACAACGCAGAAAAGGCGGCGAAGGAGTCCCTTGATACAACGATAGAGTCGTATGGCTTGCCGAGAAACTTCGTTGACGCCCTAGAAGAGTCGATGGACGTTGTTAGACCGGGGCTTGCTTCGGATTTAAGGGTTGAGGCTCAAAAACCCCAAGCCGCACCGTTTGTCCGCGACTCCAATGCGTGGAATAAGCTTGCCGTTAAGCGCCTAGTAGGCTTGGCTGAAGAGGAAGGCTACGACAAGGTCATGTTCTCTCCGAGCGAAGTCCAGATCGACCGTTGGGGAGAAGAAGGGCTACGGGGCCAGTACGACGTCAATATTCCGAAAGCGATCAAGCAGGTCACTGGCTCTAAGCCCGGACAGACGACGTTTAGGTCTGATTACGGCGGTGAGACTATCACCGGCCCCTCGATCGACCTTAATCAAAAGACCCCGACAGGCGAAACCGTAGCTGAGCGCGCTAAAGCAGGCCAGACCATGTACATGGCGCCCCTTGCGGCCGCAGGTCTAGCAGGATTAGCCGCGCCGGAAATGGCTGAGGCCAGCGAAGTACCGATTGACGAGGGTATTGGCCAGCTACCGCGAAGCACTGGTGGAGAGCGTGGCATCCTCGAAGAGGTGGGTGACTTCGCGCGTTACGGGCCCGAGGTGGCGTATGACGCATTGAACGCAATGATCCTCCGCCCTGTTGCCGGATCGATAGGCGGCAGGACCGCTTACGACTTGGGCTTGGACCCGGAGACGGTGCGTGGTGCACAGAGTCGCTTGGAGTCGCTTGTCGACTACGAGGCCAGCCCCGGTGCTCAAGCTTACGGTGAGCGCATCATGGGCGGCATCGGTGATTTATTAGAGTCTGACACCGCTCAACGAGTCGCACCCTACGTGCAACCCGCGTTAGAAGGCTTGGAAGCTGTATCCGAGGGAGTAACCGGCGGCATTCTGGGCTTGATAGAGCGTATCGAGGAAGGTCGTGGCCGTGAGGATGAAGATATTGATGCTTTGCTAGAGACTCAGCGCCCCGGCATTGAGGCGATTCAGCCTATTTAGCAATCCTGCGGACATGGTGAGGTAGGTCTTCAAGGTCAAACTCGTCAAGCACTGGGTACTCGACCTGAATAATGGAGGTCACCTCGTCTTGACGGTAGCCTCCCATGAGCAAGCGCACTATGCGCTCTTCGATCTCGTGACTCACGCCGCCTCCTGAACGCAATCTTCAACAAACGGGTTGACCACTCTGGATCGTAAAATCCGGTAGATTTCCTGAAACCCGCGACCGTGCGGCTTACGGTAAGACTTCTTGAGCCAGCGGGTGTAGGGCCCGTAGCGGTACTGGACGTGGTGCGCTACCTCGTGGGCTACGATAACAGCGATGCCCTGCTCTTGATCGAAGATCGTGATGTCTCCAATGACGGGGTCGCTGGCGTAGGCCTTGTACTCCCCGAAGCGCTCCCTTTTGCCGCGAATCTCGGCGTCCCGCACATCGATGGTGATCTGGTTGCGGCCACCGTTGCTTCGCTGGTTGCGCGCCTTGATGTTGACCATGAGGGTCGCCTGAAGTGAAGCGACCGTCTGAGGCCGCAGGTGAAAGTCCACCAACTCGTGCTCCTTCTTCGCAAGCTCTCTCAAGCATCGCTTGGTCCATTTTATGACAAGGTCGCGCTCAGCGGTGGTGACGTTGGGTCCTTTGTGAGATCTCATCTTATAGCTCCTTGACGTAGCGCATCTCAGTCTTGCTGATGCGGACATTACCGAGGCTGGGGAACCGCGCATGGGCCCACTTGGTGCCGACCTTGTAGATCCACCCATTGTGGATACCAGAATCGTGGTGGTAGCTAATCGGCTGGAAGCCGCGATTGCGTACCTTTCTTGTAGTTGGGTTTTTGATTTCTGTCTTCATCCCTTTACTCCAGTCTTTGTAATCAGGCCCATCCAAATCACAAGTACCATTATACAGAAATGTATACTTATGTCTACATCGACACGGAAGTAGTTTTGGTAATTTGTCACAATAAATAACTTTCTACAAAGACTTGCACATCGACACGGCCTGTGCGACCATCCGCAGTGTTCCACATGGAACATTCATTCATATGGAGGGAAACACCATGCCAAGAGGCGTTTACGATCGCAGTAAAGCGAAACCGCGCAAGCGAACAGCACCAAAGCAGAACCTGACCTTGGAAGGCGATCTCGCCGCCAAGTGGGTTGCATTGAGGGCCAAGGTTGACGATAACTTTCCGTTCAAGCTGACCAATCCGCAGTTGTTTTCGTTGCTTATCGACCACTACGAAAACACCAAGGGTGATCTGTAATGAAGGTCGAACTCACTACGGAGCAGGCCGACCTGCTCCTTCTTGAACTCAGCGCTCTGATACAGGATTTCAATCATCCGAAGGAGGCGATCGAGCAGATCATGGAGATCCGCCAGCAGATAGCGCAGGCGATAGTTGCGGAGGAGGCTCGTGGTGCTTAACGCTCAGGAGAAAAAGCGCTATTACAACCGGGTGCGCAGGACCTGCAAGTTGCATGGTCTGGACATCGTTTATGATGGTGTGCCCAAGTTTTACCGAGCTGTCGAGCTTCAGAAGGATGGGTTTACCATGTTTGCTGACCGCGCAGATGATCATCACCCGCTCGACATCGATTGGAAGCGTCTGCACGAGGAGATGGCAGACTACGGTTACAAAGGAGGCATAAAGTGATCGTTCAACCTCGCGAGTACAAACACCGGATTTACGGCTACGTCCGTGTTTCAACGCAGGAGCAGTGCCGCTCTGGTGTTTCTATTGATCAGCAAAAGCAGTTGATCACCAACTTTTCGATCAACAAGTACAACCGGGCTATTGACCAATGGTTTATCGACGACGGGGTGTCAGGCACGACCGATATCCTCGAACGACCCGCGTCGAGGGCCATGACTGACGTCATTGAGGAGCACGACGTGGTCATAGCGACCCGCCTCGATCGTTTTTCTCGATCAGCTCAGGATTTGCTATCGACTATTCCGATCTTGGAAGACATCGGCATTCAGCTCTTTTTCTGCGAGCAGTTCGGCGATATGCCAGTCGTACACAAGAAGCGGCCCAAGGTGCACGGCCTCGATCAGCGTTTTGACATGAACGACATGGTCAACAAGATCATGCTAATGGTTCTGTCTGCGGTAGCGGAGATCGAACACGCGAACATCCGGGATCGCTTCGGAGAAGGCAAAATGGACTGGGCTTCGCGAGGTTATTACATCGGTGGCGGAGTGCCCTATGGCTGGCGCACCGAGGAAGAGAAGCATGGCAACAAGAAGCGTGTGCGCCTTGTTGAAGTGCCCGAGGAGCAGGAGTGGATCAAAGTTATCCACAAACTGCACAACCGTGGCCGAGGCTACAGATACATCGCAAAAGAGCTTAATTCCTTGCAAACCGAGAAGGAATGGCACTATCGTCAGGTCGAGAAGGTGCTCAAGAAGCGCAAATATCAGGCTGTCGCAACACAGCATTAAGGGTATGATGGTCTCCTAATAGGAGGCCACCATGACTGCCGAAGAACTGATTCAAGAAGTTATCAACCGTTTGAATGCGTCCTTAGCCACCGATTTCATGAGCGGATCTATCAGAGACATCATGAATTCGTCCGTAGCTGATCTCGACGATGCACTCGACCTGTTAAACGATGGCTAACATCAACGGCTGGGGCCGTGGCGGATGGGGCGAGGGTGCTTGGGGCACTCCTCTCCCGGTTGAAGTTACGGGCCAGCAAATCACTAGCGGGATCGGTAGCCTTTCGGTTGTTGCTCTCGCTAACGTCACCCCTACTGGCCAGCAAGTCACATCGCAATTAGGCGATGTGGAGGTTATTGCGCAGGCGATTGTTGAGGTCTCAGGCTTCAGTGTCAGCTCTGCCCTTGGGTCAGTCACGGTCGACGCACAAGCTAATGTCACCCCAGATGGCCAATCCGCAACCGCATCGGTCGGCAGTGTCGATGTTATTGGTCTTGCCAACGTCACCCCGGATGGTCAGCAGTCCACAGCTCAGTTAGGTGTCCCCACAGTCAGGGCGGCCGCAGATGTCGACGTCACCGGCCTTGGCATTACGTCCGGCCTCAACCCGGCAGTCAGCGTCTCTGGCGTAGCAAACGTCACGCCAGACGGTCAGCAGACCACAGCAGGTGTCGGCGCACCGACAGTGAGCGGTGTAGCAAACGTCGAAGTGACTGGCGTCAGCATGACCGCATCGCTAGGATCTGTCACAGTTCAAGCTAATGCTGACGTCACACCGACAGGTGTCAGCGCAACGGCATCCGTGGGCTCTCTCACGGTCACTGGTATTGCCAATGTAACGCCTACGGGACAGCAAACCACGTCTGCGGTAGGCAGTATCGAGGTTGATGCGGTAGCGCTTGTAGAGGTGACAGGCGTCAGCATGACCGCAAGCCTTGGTGATGTGAGCGTTGTTGCTCAGGCAGATGTCACGCCAGACGGTCAGCAAATCAACTCCGCTATCGGCGATGTGGTCATTCAGATACGCCAAGACGTGTCGGTTACCGGCCAGCAAATCAACTCTGCAATCGGCGCAGTAGAGACGAGCGCGGACTCAATTGTCGAGTTGACGGGCGTACAGGCTAATTTTGCGGTAGGTTCACTGTTTATTTGGTCTCAGATAGACACGGACCAAGACCCTAACTACAATCAGGTAGATGATTCCCAGTCACCGGGGTGGTCTGAGATTGACAATAGCCAGTCTGCGGGTTATGCGGCAATATCTACTTCACAGACGCCAAGCTATAGTACGATAGACGATACACAAGATCCGACTTGGACGGAAATTGAAGCAGGGCGGGACGCCGCCTAAGAGGAAAAACTTATGGCTACTTATGTCAACAACTTGCGCCTAACTGAGCTTGCGACAGGTGAAGGCTCGGGAACGTGGGGCACTACCACGAATACATCCCTTGAGCTTATCGGTGAGGCGCTCGGTTATAACACGCAGGATTGTTTCTCTTCAGACGCTGACGCTACCACGACAGTAGCCGATGGCGCCACTGACCCGGCTCGATCGTTTTACTTCAAGGTCACTTCGTCGGCCACACTGACAGCAACCCGCACCTTAACCATTGCACCGAACACGGTCTCGCGTGTCATGTTCATCGAGAATGCGACCACTGGCTCGCAGTCGATCACTATTTCTCAGGGCTCTGGTGCGAACGTCACCATTGCAACCGGCAGGACAGCCGTAGTCTATCTCGACGGAGCAGGCTCTGGCGCGGCAGTCGTCGACGCGATGGCAAACGTCGATCCCGGCGTGACCGATACGCTGGCAGAAGTGCTGGTTGCAGGTAACACCACTGGCGGCACCAATATCGTATTTGGCGATAGCTCAGGTGCATCGGACGATCGCTTGGTTTTCGGCGACAGCTCTGACTTACAGATCTATCATGATGGCACTGATAATGTCTTTGACTCATCAACCACCTTTACTTTTGATGGAGAAACTGAAGGCAAGTTAATTTTTAAGGACTCAGGAACGTCCTATGGTCGCATCGACAGTAATGGCGCGTCAGGTTTTGATATTACATCTGAAATACAAGATGGTGATTTACGCCTGCGAGGAAATGATGGCGGCTCCACAATTAACGCACTGACACTTGATATGTCAGCGGCGGGTGCGGCTACGTTCAACTCAACTATAGCATTGGGAGACAACAAACAAATTTTCTTCGGAGCGGGTAGTGATGGGCGCATCAGCTTTGATGGAACTGACACCCTCAACATTACTGCCTCAAATGGCACAGCAACAACTCTAAACCTTACTGCTAACAACTTTACGATTGGCGGTGCAAGCGCCTTAATTTCGGGCACTGCGAATGATTCAGTGGTAATAAATGAGGCCAGTGGAGACATTGACTTCCGTGTTGAGTCTGACAGCAACACCCACGCTTTGTTCGTTGATGCGGGGAACAGCCGCGTAGGCATAAATGAAAGCGCTCCAGACGCCCCGTTGCATATCACGGCAAGTACAAGCGCCACGATTGTAGAAGCGTTGAGGATTGAAAATACCGCAAGTGGAGGTCAGGAAGGAAACTCTATTGTCTTTAATCCTATGTTTGACGGTAAAGCAACCATTGCCGCACAACGCCATGCAGGAAATGCTAACGGAACTGAAATGTTCTTTACTACTGACACGACAGGTGCGACTACAGTAGAACATTTGCGGTTTGCAACTGGTTCAAACACAGTTTTTAACGAATCAAGCGCCGACCAAGACTTCCGCGTTGAGTCCAACAACAGCACACACGCTTTATTTGTAGATGCGAGCCTTGATCGCGTTGGCGTTAAAACAACAAGTCCCGGAGAAGCCTTTGATGTAAATGGGACAGCCAGAGCCTTAACCGTACAAGCTCGACGTCAAAACCATGGCGGAGATGTATCGGTATCTGCCAATCAAACTGGAACCGCTTACTTAGATTTAGCGTCAACAGCTTCGCTAATTCTTGGCGCAACCAGCATAACAACTGTTAACTCAGCAAAAATCGTTGCAGATCATTCTATAGGCTCAACAGGCGACCATCGCCAAATGCTTACCTTCCATCCGGTAGCGGGTAATTCGCTTAACTATGAGGCGTTCCGGATTCGTGATACAGAAATTGTCGCTAATGAGACAGGATCAGCCGCACAAGACTTCCGCATTGAGTCTGGCTCTTGTGAAAATATGCTCAAAGTAGATGCAGGCAGTAACCAAGTTCTTATTACAGGCGATGCAGGCAATACAGGCACAGCACTTCGAGTCCGCAATAACTTCAATAACGTAATGAAGATTTTGCAGGATGACACAAGCCTTTCTAACAACACATTCACTTTTGAGATTGATAGCTCGGCACAGGTTTCTAATTTAACAACCGCTGGCGCAATGAATGTTGACACTTTTTACGGCAGCGCTTTTAAAATTAATGGCATGGGTACAACCATCATTAATGAAGCTGGTGTGGCATCAGGTGACTTCCGCGTTGAGTCTGACACTGACGCAGGGTTGTTTTTTGTTGATGCCAGCACTAGCCGCGTAGGAATTGGCACTCAGTCTCCCGAGACCTTTTTAGATGTTCGCGGAAACGTAACCGTTCAAAACAGTACAGACGGTGCTACACAGCTTAAAATCGAAAACTCAAACACTGGCGCTAGTTCTGTCGCTCAGTTATTCCTCGATGGACAGGGTAATAATTTCTACATCAAGAACTATGGCGATGGAACATCGAATGCCAACCTAACCGATTTAAGAAGTACCGCAGGCAGTTCTGAGTTTGCGTTTTCGCCAGCTTCAACCGAAACCATGCGAATCAAGCAAAACTTAGTGGGCATCAACGAAACCAGTCCCGATTACAGTTTGCACGTAAAATCAGGCACAACCAACGTCGTCGCTAAATTTGAGTCTACTGATTCCACCTCTGTTATTCAGTTTGTAGATCCGAATGGTAACTCTGAATTCGGCACGTCAGGTAACACAGCGCGTATTTCACCTAACGGAAGCTATGCGGTTTTAGAAGCATCACAGTCTGCGGTTGTCCTTAACAACGCATCACAAGACACTGACTTCCGCGTTGAGTCTAACGCTGAAGCTCATGCAATTTTTGTCGATGCTGGCAATGACCGTGTGGGGCTTTTCTCTAGCTCACCAACATCAGGTTATAAGGTTTCGTTTGGCGGCGGTGCTTTTAATGTCATTGATGACGATGCGATTAACCGGATCACAAGCACAGCAGGCTATTCAGTAGAGACAGGCGGCACTGGCAATCAATTCCGAATTTGTAATGTAGCAGGGCATGGCGCTCGTGGACGCATTAGGGCAGTAGGCTCTATCGGCTACGGTGATCCGATGCAACGCGAATACATCATTGAGGTTGGAATAGGTAATGCCTCTGAGGAATTTGGTGTAAACGTGTATCAGATGGGTGATCCAGTTGGACATAATACCTTTAAGCAGTTAAATGCTGAGTTCCTTGTTTACACTGACAGGATTAATAGTGCCGCGTTCGACGTGTGGATAGAGCTTGGCCACTTTACTCGCTTGGACTTTTTCCTTGAAGACGTAACTGGCATCACAGGATACTTTGACAACTCAGGCACTTCGACACTTCCTGCTACTGCGGTAGAGACAAATACCAAATCAGAGCTTTTGGTATTTGCTGAACAAGTGCGTATCGGCACTCAAAACTCAGCGCAAAGTAGCTCATTTGAAAACATGAGGGCCGAGTCTAATCAGGTTATTTTTAACGAAAACAGCGCAGACATCGACTTCCGTGTTGAGTCTGACAGCGACGCTAATATGCTGGTTGTTGATGCTGGGAATAGTCGGGTTGGTATTGGGGTTGCGGCTCCAGCGAACACTTTTGAGGTGAACGGTTCAGCCTCTTTTGGTAACACCAATACCAACAACAGCATCATCATCAACGGCAAGCAAGATGGCACTGTAATAAAATTCAATGCTGGTGGCTCACATCGTTTTGACCTTGATTGTAATGGCACAGGCACAGACAATTTATCATTTAACGACATAAACGAAACAAAAATGCTTACGATTTATCGGAGCAGTCAGGTTGTCGTTAATGAAGACTCTACAAGCAGTGTTGATTTCCGTGCCGAGTCTGATAACAACAGCGATATGCTAGTTGTTGATGCTAGTGGCAATAGAGTAATTATTGGCCGAAATCTTGGTAGCGCAACTTTAGAAATTTACGAAGCCTCTAATAAAACTGAGGCCGACGCTCATTTCAGAGTTGTAGGATCAGGCTATTCAGGCAACCACTGGCTCGACGGTGCGGCTTACTACATAGGGCAAAACAGTACTTCTCGAGCTTTGAGATTTTACAGTGGCGCTGAAACTGCTGGCGCACAACTAACCAATGGAGCAACCTCATTTACCACATTCTCGGACGAAAGGCTGAAGTATGACGTTGAGCCAATTGAAAATGCGCTTGATAGCCTTAGCGGACTAAGAACAGTCAAGTACAGGCTCGAAGGCGTTGACTCACCGAGCGACAAGAAAAAGTTAGGTGTTATAGCTCAAGATCTCGTTGGCGTTCACGATGAGGTTCTTGACCCCATGGTGCGTTCAGATGACGACACCGAGTATATGGGCGTAAGATATACCGAGCTTGTCCCCGTTCTGATTAAAGCGGTGCAAGAGCAAACTGAAATTATTAACGATTTACGTGCCCGAGTCGCACAACTCGAATCCAACTAAGGAGATAGAAAAATGGCAATCACTAACACTTGGTCAGTATCAAACATGGTCCACCAAGACTCAGATGGCGGTGTAATCACTGTGTACTGGTCAATGGTGGCGGCAAGCGATGGAACTCCATCGTACACAGCAACAGAAGGTGGCAAGCTACGTTGCGAGCCTGACCCTTCAAGCCCAGACTACATTGCGTATGCTGATCTTACTGAGGACGACGTTCTTGGTTGGGTATACAACAGCCTGATTGAAGGCGACGAAACTGCCGACGAAGCTAAGGCTCGCGTCGAAGCAGATCGCGATGCCAAGGTACAAGGTCAAATTGACCGTGCCGCCAGCCAGTCTGACGGTGTTCCATGGACATCTTAAAAATCCTTTCTGACCTAGCGGCTATTGCCCCTATGGTCGTAACTGTATGCTCGATAATTGCGGCGGTAACGCCTACGCCCAAGGACGACGCATGGCTGGCCAAACTTTATAAGTTTATCGACATTATGGCGATTAACATAGGGAAGGCCAAACACTAACCAACCACAACTAGGAGTAACGACGATGGGAAAAAATGAAAAGACCCCAATCACCGTGAATGATAAAGAATACTTCGTTGAAGATCTTGGCGATCAACAGCAAGTTATGATCAATCACATCAATGATCTTGACCGTAAGCTTGCGAGCGCGCGGTTCAACGTAGACCAATTGGTTGTCGGCCGCGAGGCTTTTGTCAACCTGTTGGCTCAGTCTTTGGAGGGAGCTGAGGAAATCACCGATGAGGATTACGAAGAAGTATCTGCCGATACTGCTGTTAATTAGCCTCATGAGTCCTGCCTTCGGGCAGGACACTCCTGAGATCGACCCGGCGCCAGAAATTGACCCCGCTCCAGAAAGGGACGACGGTGAGTTTGAGCCTGACTTTGATGGGGATGGTGACGATACCAACATTGAGGGTGACCTCAATACGTCAAACTCTAACAACAACAACGTCAACAAGACGTTTAACGGCGCAGGCTCTGGCAGGCAGATGCCTGCAAATACGGCTGTAGCGCCTAGTCTTATGAGCACAGGCCAGCAATCGTGCCTTAAGTCTTTATCGGGCGGCGTTCAGCTTGTCGGCTTTGGCGTATCGTCCGGCCTTTACCGGCAGGATGAGGAGTGCAATCGTCGCCTCAACGCCATCACGCTCTCAAATATGGGAATGAAGGTCGCCAGCGTCTCGCTCATGTGCCAGAATGCTATGGTGTGGCGAGCTATGTTCATGAGCGCAACTCCATGTCCTATAATTCGCGCAGGGCGCCTCGTAGTGGGTAAAAACGCACTACTGGCGATTAAAAAGAATCCAGAACTGTGGATTCCAGACTATTTGGAAGATAAGGCATTCTACGACGCGCTGTTAGCTGGGGGTGGTGATGACAATGGCGAGCAAGAGTCTGACGGCGGCTCTCTTAGCGATCGCTTCCGCTCAACTAAACGCGACCGAAATTGATGATTTGGTGAACACAAGCCAAAGCATTCGTGACACTTTTGCCTACGGAATCAAGACAATTGCTGGTGGCGCCGCCTACGCAGGTGAAGGTTTTATCGCACCGGCCATGGCCGAAAACGGCCACATATCCAAAGAGCAACAAGACGCCTACAACGCCGCTGTAGCCGCAGTACAAGCGGCCACCTACAGTTACGACCCCGGCGCAGACCAATACTTTCAAGACCAAGCTGATCAAGCCATGGATGAGGTGTCAGTTATGATTGACGCCTATGTCGAGGCGGCAACGCAGATCATCATGGTCGCTACGATCAACGAGATGGCTCAGGACGCGCAGATAGCGGCCGATGAGCGCGAGGCTATGGCTCTACAAGAGTTTATGGGCGCCAATGACGTGGCTCTTCAAGACGAAGATATCGAAACGTACAACACCGCCTTATCCAATACCGAGTCCGCAATTCAGGTAGCGGCGGCTTACATGGCAGTCGCTAATGATGAAAACTTGCTTGATCAAGCGGATAATATGGCTAGAGAGTACAACGTGACGTTTGAGGAAGCCGCCTCTATATTTTTTGATTTAGATACAACGGCTGTTTGGGTTTCGTTCGATGATGGTGCGACAATACAGGGCCTACAAGTAAGCAATTACTTTGTTGAGGCGCAAGATGTGCTTACTCGGGCTGAAACAGAGGAATTTTGGACTACGAGCCCGGAAGGTGGTTGTTGGTTCGCGGAGAATCAAGAGGAGTGTTTGAGCGGTGGCCCTTGAAGATTTAGAAGTTAATGTCGGCGGGACGTCCATCAAGGGCGTTTGGATCGCTATTGTGCTCACTTTTGGCTCAACAATCGGGGGCGGAATCTGGGCGGCGTCTCAATTCTTTGCGCAACTTAACGAGCAGTCTGAAGCAGTCATAGCCGCCACCGCACAGGCTGAAGCGCTTGCTTCACGGTTTGATGACCTCCGTCAATCGAATGCTCAACGCTTGCAGGCCATGGATGTTAAGCTGTCGACTATGGAACAGGCCATGACAGCGGCCGATGTTGAGAACTTGCAAGGAAAGTTGGCAGAATTAGGCGCTAACCTTGTACAGAT